TTAATTTTTGCAAATCTCTTACCTGTTGTTTTCCAGAAGTGGCCTGATTGAACTCCTGTTTCTGTTTTTAATCGTAAATTATTATTTACAATTTTTTCTATTTCTGCCAACATCTTGTTAACTTCCATTATACCTCGATTAACTTTTTGTTGAGGTGTTGATGTTGGATCTTTTTTATATTCTCTATATGAAATCTCATTTAAGTTTTCTAATTGATTCATCATCTTTTTATATATAGAATCATTTACCATTTCATATCCTGTACTATTTGTAGCATTATCTTTTTGTTTTTTCTTTCCCGATCCTTTTTCATCTTCTTCTTGATCATGAAATGCATATGGTGTTTTAGGAGGTCCTTCGCCACCATCTAAATTACCTGTTACGTTAGCTTCTTTAACTGGCGCATCTTCAAAATCTATGTCTGCTGCATCTACTTGTTCAATTTCACCTATTGCTTTTGATCTTGCTTTTCTTCTATTAGCTAAATAATCATCTGCTTTATCTACATCACCATCATTATCTATATCATCATCTTCTTTTCCAACTGGATCTAAAGCTTCTTGTTTTAAATATTGTTTAAATTTATTTAGATAATCCATCTATCTTCTCCTATTGTTGTCTTTTAAATATATAAGCCTCGCCGGCTCCAGTAATTTTACTAACAGATAATTTAACTACTTCATTTGCCGGAAGAACTCCTAAAGGCACTACACCTCCATCACTAAGACTTGCAGTTGCAGCACCAGCTGACTGAACTAAAATTGCTCCGTAGCCGTAATTAGATCCTGTAAAATCTAATTGTGTACCTAGGTAATGTTGTACATTAGTATATTTACCTGGATGTCCTAATCGATCAAATTGATTTTGTTCTGATGCATCATTACTATATGATAAATCTGTACGAGCCATTATTTATCTCCTATCTTTTTAAGTTCATTTACCAGTTCATAATAACGTAACATTGTTAGTACATCTTTATCTTGAACAACATGTTTTTTATTAAGTTCTTTTAATAAATTTACAACTTCATTTACTTTAATTCTAACCACTTTACTGGGCACATGTGATTTAAGTGATTTTAATGTATTTTGAAGTTTTGTTGTTTCTGATAAAACATACTTTTTTAATTTAACTGAATTAGTTACATTATTGATATATTCTCGTAATATACGTTTTTGTTGTGTATTTAAATTAGAATATTTATTGTTAAACTTATCTACTACCATTTTACTTGCAAGTAATCTAACATCTTTATTTTGTTCTTCAATTAATGTTCCTACCTTTTTAACACCTTGATATGCTTGAACATGTTCAATCAATGTAAATTTACTATCTACATATTCTTTTGGATCATCTGCTTCTGCAAACTCAAATAATTTATATGTAGACGCTTGTAGTTTATAATTATTAACTCGAGATTTGAAAAATTCACTAATATTAAAATTAGATTTTAAATCTTTAATTAAATTATATTTATCACGTCTCAATTGTGATTCATTTATATCTTTACGTGCTTTTACAACTGCATCCACAAATTTTTCTGCTTTGTTTTCTGTTTTAAATTTTTCTGTTGATACAGTACGGTAAAGATTTAATTCTTTCTGTAATTCTGTCCCAGGCTTGAAATGTTTCTTTATAACTTTTAATGACGTTGATTGTCGATTATTCATCGTGTCTGAAGCAACTTGTCTTACTAATAGTTCGAAAATTAACCCTGTATTTTTATATTTTGAATGTTTGATTCGTTTCATGAAGTTGCGCCCCGTATATTCATATTTTTTTAATAAATATGCTACGTTTTAAGAAACCAATACCTAATTATTCATCAATCAATTGAGATTCGTCCAACATTGTTCCATTATCGGCACTTTTTTTCTTTTGTGATAGTGTTTCTTGAATAATCTTAGCTGATTTTTTTGATGATTGCATTGAATTTATTAATTGATTTATTTCTCTGTTCTCTGTACTTAGTGGTGATCCGCCTTTATATTTATGTTGTAATGGTGACTGATCAGCCTTAAATGTTTGTCCTATTTCTTTTGATGCAATTGGATCACGGCCAAATGGTGATTTATGTGATTTGCCTGTTGTTGGTCCTTTTGGTCGGCCTGGTCCTGCTACTGGATTATCTGCTCCTTCATCTTGCTGGCCTGGAATATCTACCTTTGCTTGAGTATGCATAGCCGCAATATCATGCGGTGTACCAAATGATTGATTTGTCTTTTTAGGATCATTACCTTCTGAATTTATTTGTTCTTTTCTGAAATCTTGTTTAAGATCTTCAATCACTTGTTCTTGTTCTGTTCTCCATTCATCCTGACTTAAATTAAATATATTCTCATATATCCATCGATGAGAAAACATTCTTAATTCTTTTAAACTATTAGCTAAAGATGTTTTTTCATTTAAGGTTTCAACTTTTTGTTTTTCATATATTAATGATGGATTTGTTAAAGATAACTCAAAATCAACTAAATCTTCATCTGTATATCCTTGTGTATATAAATGTACAATTGCAATTTTAGTTAATTCAGAAGTAAATATTTTTTGTAATCTTTCTATTGTTCTAGAAAATCT